GCCTATATCCGACAAATCCGAGTTTTCTGAGACGTTTTCTGACAAGCAGTTCGGGCTTGGTGTTCTTGCTTCTTATCCTCGACATTATCTGGCTTCTCGTCAACGCCATCATTTATTCCATTTTTCCCAATCTTCATCGTTCAACTTGTATTTATCCTGACTTTTAACCCAGGTTTCAAAATCCGTCTTCGTGAAATATCCAGCCATCAACCAAAAAAACCTAAAGGCCCTAACTAAATTTCTTGTCCAAAGCTTTCCTATATACGGATTGTCTCTATTTTTCTTATTTAAAGGAACGTATTGCTGAGGATATGGATGAATGCCCAGCCGAACACATTCAGTCGCCCTATAATTGGCTTCTTTCGGAGTGTCCGTGAAATTGAACAAGACGTACGCCATGAAAGCGCTTTTCGGAATGCCGGCTGACAGCAATGTTTCAACGGCTTTTTGAAATACCACGTCATCGTCTATCCTGTCAAAAGCCAAACGCATCCCGTTTCTGACGAATCTTATTCCGCTCAGCATTTCGGCTATATGCTTATCTATATATTTGCAATCAAACCCGTTGTCAAAACACACGCCCTTCTTTTCATCTACCAAAAACTTGATAACGCTTTCAACATGCTCAATCGGCTGTGAAGAAAGATTATTGTCGTAAACCATGACATTAGGTTTATCCTTGTCAATGTGACTTTTCCATGTCGGGTTTATCCAATTGTCTTCTATTTTCCACACCACGCAATAAGCGCATTTATTGGGACATCCCCTTGTCGTGAAAACATAGGAAAAGGAATCGAATTTTTGTTTGATTCCCCAATCAATCGTATAATCCGGTTGACAGAAATCCAAAATTTTGGAATACCCCTTGAACAAATTAATATCGGGAAATTTATTCAATATGTCTTTCGGCATCATCGACGCATATACGCCGCCGATAAGTATTTCCTGCCTATTCCTAAAAAAGATTTATAAATACTGTCAATAACGCCGTGGACTTTTTGTGAATCATAAGTGAAAAGTGACGTTATGCATATCAAATCAACATTTCTTAATGAATATCCCCGTTGAAATATAACTTCAGACCCATTATTTTTTGCGAAAGAAGCTATCTTAGCAAGTCCTAACGGAATATATTTTCGTCTATAAGGCGGTTCGATCAGCAATATCTTCTTTGCTTTTTTCAGTTTTTTAATTAACTCTTTTTCTTCTATTATAGGCATATAAAAACTGATCCTTATGTAACAGATTCCCTTCTATATAATTTCTATAGAAGGGAATCTGTTTTAAATTACGTTACTATTTTAAGACCCTCTTTCTTCAATTTTCCCTTGCACCAACCAATGCCAGAACCTTGAAGCTTGCTGCCTTCAAATTTGCCCCTTGCGAGTTCCGCGATTTCCTTGTTTTTCATTCCCTTAAAGGAACCATCCTGCAAACCGTCACGAATAAACTTGACTATTCCGGCTTTTCTCTTTTTGGGTTTCTCCGGTTCCGCGTCTTCTGTTTCGGTTTCTGGAACAGTTTCAGTTTCCTCACTTGACGAATAAAAATTTATGAATTTGAACATTAACTACAACGTCAAACAGTTTATCTTCTATCAACCATTCGACTAACTCCTTGCCATTATTCTCATTATTTCCTCCTTTCTCAATCATAGGACTAAATGCAAACTTGGCTTGACAACCCAAGTATTTTAAATGATCCATCACAAACTTAGCCATTACGTAATCCTTTTTATCTGCTATTACAAATTTTACATAATGACCAGAATTTAAATCAACGAAATTTTCATCTTTCATTTTATGATAATATCCTGAACTGGGTAATTTATAATCAACTATCCAGCATCCGATACCATATCCTTCTGGTTTAATGGTTCCGTTGGTTTCAACTGAAATATAAAAACCCTGATGCCAAAGCTTTTTTGTTAATTCATCAAATCCTTCTTTCTGGATTAATGGTTCCCCACCTGTAATGGTTATCTTTTTACAACCCAAATCTTTTACTTTCTGGACTATCTGATCTACACTCATTAACTTGCCATGCCCTAAAACTTGAGCATATTTAGTATCACAATAACTACAATCTAAATTACATCCAGAAAAACGAATGAAAGTAGTGAAACGACCTTGGCCAAATGTATTTATCTCACCATCTATACTGGTAAAAACTTCATTGATTCTAATCATTTGTCCATTCTGCATAACTTGTACTTGTCTCCCATAATTGAACTTTGGTTAATCTTACTGGTAAAGCCCTTCTTAAATCATATAACATTTGATCCATCATTACTTCGACCGTAGGGTTTTCAAAATAATCATTTAGGTTTGAATGATCATATTTATCTAATACTTCTTTTTTAACAATCTTTTTCAAATTTCCATAATCCATAATCATTCCGGTTTCTGAACCCTCCTTCTTTATATCTCCCCGCACTTCTACCAACAACTTATAAGAATGTCCATGCAGGCTTTTGCAATTTCCTTCGTGGTTTGGAAGCAAATGCGCCGCATGAAACTCAAATACTTTTCCTATTTTTATCATTTAATTTCTCCTCTATTGTATGATCTTTTGATAACCTTTGCAAATCTGAATTACCTTTTATATTATCCCCAAACTTATTTCCGAAACCATGTCCTCTATTCAAACCCATTCCTTCTCCTGATAAAATGGTCTCGTAAATCTTCCTGACCATTCCTTCTTGGGTATTGGGCATCCATCTTGAATTTTTACTTTGTCTTTTTACAAAATGATTATACATTCTTTTTGACTCTCCTGGGTTCAAATCATCAACCTTTAGCCCGCAATACTCACAAACCATTTCTATAATTCCCAGGTACAGCTTTTTCAAACATTCTTGTGACCAATATTCCAGATTAGAAATCGAAGAAAATATTGCTAACATTATCTGGCTCGGGTTATTTATCAACACCAACTGTCCGTTAACCCTAAAATAATATTTCATGCAGGCGGATTCTTTCATGGTTTATCTCCTTTATCTGATAACTTCATAAAATTTGAGTTTGCCCGTACATTTACATGAATAAAGAAACGTATCACCACTAACAAAATAAGCTCTTAATCCTTTATCGCAATCTGGGCAATTATAGACATCTTGCATTTTTACCACCTGATAATCTACTGCTTTTTTGATACTCATAATTTTCTCCTTTTTCTTTGTTTTAAGGGCATTTAACCTCTGACATATACCTCAGCATTAATCATCATTTAAAACCCAGTATACAGCCTGTTTGACCTATTTAAATGGATTTTTAAGAGCTATTATATCCTACCTTTTTATTATAACCTATTCCTTCAGAAATTTAAAGATTTATTTTTAATCTTCAAAACATTTCGGATAATATTCTCTGAATAATAACATTAATCCTTTGATTTTTTCTTCATCTCCTTTATTTAAAGCTTCGATTAATTCATCTCTATCATACCGATCAAAAACCCTTTTCTCTAAAACTTTATATGCTTTGGAATAAACTTCACTTGCTCCTGGCCAATCTGGTAAATTACTCATAATCTTTCTCCTTTTATTCCCATATTCTCATTTCAACACCTTCTGATTTGTATTGCTTAACCAAATAAGGATCAACTTCAAATTTATTCCAAAAATAATCAATCGCCTCTTGGTCATTATCAAACAATCCAGCATCAAGCAATAACCTATTATCTTTTTCAGAATAAAATTTATATTTACTTCTGGTTTCAATTTCTCCGATAACAATACCATTAACAACATCATATCCCCGCCTATTCATAATTTTCTCCCTTTTAAAATTTATTTTTCATAATCCTTTGACCACCACTCACTATCCAGTAATGGTTGCGACAGGCTCAATTCCTGTAAAATCATCACCTCCTTGAACTTGTCAAAATACCTATGCCTGTGGGCAAGGCAGCTTATCCTGGCCACCTTGTCCGCCTTTTCCTTTGGCGTCTGATTCAGGGCTATCCGCTGATCCAGATGGGCATCCTTCAGCTTGTTCTCAGAGGTATCTTCCTCATCAAGATTTCTTTTGCTCCTGCTGGCCTTGGTGCTCAGGTCAGCGGTGACGACCAGGCAGTTCTTGATGCCGGCCAGCCCTGCTGCGTTTTGCCAAGTCACATTTATCCTGTCTCGTTCAGTCTTGGCAAAGATTCCCTTCTCCGGTGCCAATATGTCCAGATAATCTACTACGAGGACGTCTGGCCTGAAATCCTGGGAATATTCCAGATCGTCCAACTCGATCCTTATGTCATCCAATGAAGCGGCGAACCTTGGAAAGCTCTTGACCTCCAGATTAGAAGAAAACATCCTGGTAAAATTCCTGGCCTTCTTCTCTATCTGCTTGATTGTCATCTTACCAACCTTGGCAGATTCGTACCAGTATGCCGGAATATACATCCGCTGATTTCTGCATTCCGTACAGGGCTTATAATCCATGCCCTTCTTGTATTCAGGCATTTCCCCGTCAGAATCAAACAAGCCGATATCGCTTGTCCTTTTCTTCCTGCTACAACTATCATCCTGATTATTTGCGCAGTCAAACACCGGATAATCTACCCATCCCTTCTTCTTAGCCAATGCTGTCAACCTCTGGTAAATCCTGACTTCCAGTTGATACTTGCTCATTTCAAGACTGACCCAAAATACCTTCAACCTATTGGCCAATGCATGGAATACTATCTCCTCTAACAAATAACTCTTACCTCGTTTTTCAGGAGCCATCACCGCCAAGAGCCAGGATCGCTCAAACCATCCTAATAGTTCGCCCAAAGCTCCAGGGAATTTGAACAACCGGTTTTCTGTATTGTCAAGATTAAACTGCCTGATCCTGTCTATATCAAACGGATTGAACCTACCAGAAGTCAGTTGGGATACCTGCCTATGATCCAATAACAACTTTTCTGCTTCGCTTGTTTTTCCAGCTGACGCATAGGTTGATCCTTTATCAAATAATATTTCTAAAGATCTTTTCTTGAAATACTTCCTTGCCTCATCTGCCAGATAATCTATGTTGAGTTTGTCTTTTCTTTCGTACTCCTCTGACAGATTCGACAGGAAATGTTCTATTGTTTCGGCCTCCGACTCCTTTATGGACGACCTTTCGACCTCGAATATGTCCTGGATATGGATGTCGGGCGCCTTGTCATACTCGTTAAAATAATCAAACGACCACTGGGCCACCGTCCGGGCATAGTCTATCTCAAGGTATTCCGGCTTGTATGCCTTCTGAATCTTCTTGATGAAACTTGACGACACTATCAAGGCGGTTATTATCTGCTTCTCGATATCCTTGTTTATTTTCTTTTTTCTGAGTTTCAATTATACCTTTAATCTACTTGTTCAATATCATCTAATTCAACTTCAAATTCACTTGCAAACCATTCCAGATCATCGCAAATAATAACGATTTATCCTTGGGAGGCAAATTCCTCAATACTTTCCATATCATCTTCTACACTTTCTATTTTTAAAGAATACCACTTACCGGACATTTTAACTAATCTATAAAACATTTTATTTCTCCTTTTATTCATCATGTTTTAATAAGAATTCTGGATTCATGCTTTATCCTTTTCAAAATGTTTACATTTAAAATAAGGGAAAGGAAAAACATGTGGACAATATCTACAATGTTTTCTCCTGATTTCTTCTTGTTTATCTTTTATTGTAGATTTTGCATTTTCAATAAAAGAGCTAATTGATTCTTCAGCACAATCTACACAAAAATAGAATTTGTCGATTTTGATTTTTGTATCTCTATCATCAAATTCAAACGGTTCTCGACAAGCTTCACACCTATTAAATAGTATTTACCATTCTTTTATTTGTTTTTCTATGTAATCCATTTTATGTCTCCTTTTTATTCATCATGTTTGAGTAAGAATTCTGGATTGACCACCTTGAAACTATGCCGATCATCCTCCAACAACCTGACCACTATTCCTTCTCTTTGAAGGTTTTTAATTCTATCTGTATTTTGATAAACCGAATCTCCTTTTGACATTTCAACCATAAATTTTACATTCATATCTTCTTCTATATCAATATAAACATCAACAAAAGCAAATTCAAAACCATATTTATCACAAAAAACTAATCTTTCTTCTAAAGTATACTTTCTATTTTCATCAATATCAATAACATTAAAAACAAATAATTTTATTTCATCCAGCTTGTATTTGTTCTTCTGGATTCCTGGGCCGATTATCTCACCCTGGATTGCAATATTCTTGCCGACTTTTAATAATTTATTCTTGATGTCATACTTTCTGGCCATCTCCCACCATTCGGTCTGATTCTCTTTATGCAGAGCCAAGTTTCTTGAGCAAACATAAAAAACTTTTTTGAATAACTTATTAAACCATTTATTGTCCTTGAATATCGCATAGGTGGCGGAACATCCGTCGAGCTTCTCCATGACATACGCCTGCTTGCCGTCCCAATGTTTAAAAATTCTTGGTATATTCTGTATCCGTTCCTCGTCTGTTTTCTTGATAAACCATGGAAAATTTCTGACCCTTTTCTTGCTAATGAAAGTAAAATAAAACTTCCTGAACAAGGCAAAGGACAACATATATTCTATGATGAAATTTCTTTTATGATCTTTTCTGTTGTTCCTTCTATTTTCTGCCTTAGCTCTATCAGGATCGTGTTTTATCACTCCTATTATTTTTGTAACATTGAAATTCAATCCTTTCTGTTCTACCCATTCATCAAAATTATCATATTCACCTATAACTGCTGCATTGACAAACAACTTCATTATATCAACAGGCATCGCCAATCCCTGGGCAATCTGGCCCATGAACCTTGCCGTCTTGACCCTGAACTTTCTTGGCCTCATGAACTCGAACACCTCAAGATCAGGGAGAATACTGTCAATCTCAAAATACACGCAGAAATCACCTTCCTTGAATTCTCCTTTCTTGACCACGGCTTCCCAACCGTCTATCAAGGCCATTTCGATGCGGTCGGCCTTCGGTATCGGCTCCAGCTTGCTTATCTGTCTTATGGTTGCAAGTTTTCTCATAATGTTTTATCCTTTTTCTTTTTTGTAAGTGCTAAACTTTTTACATTTCCATACTATAAGATCAAAAGGTAAACTACAATGAACAAATCCAAAAGTAACGATTACCACAATCCCGGCGAATACTTTGGTAAATCCAACCAACCAATTTGTCAATCTCCACCAAATACAATTAGTTTGATATTGGCTTTTTCTCATTAAATTAAACATTATTTATCTCCTTTTATAACTTGTATGAATTTAACTTCCGGCAAAACAACGCTTGTCAATTTCCCATAATAGAATGCCCCGGTGTCTATGCCGATCTTATTATCCTGAACCACCGGATCTTCATGGATCGTATGCCCGAATACAACCCGCTTGCCAAAATTTATCTTAGAACTGATGAACGGCTCCCTTATCCAGAGGTGTGCATAAGGATCGTCTTTGAAATAAGGATCTATACCGGCATGGACAAAGAAATAATCCTTTGTCTCGTGAATCAATTCTAACGACTCAAAGAACTTTCCATGCTCTTTTGGCATTTTCTCCCATCTGAAATCATGCCCGGCATCCTTATAACTATCAATGGTCATGATACCGCCATTGTAAAGGAACAGATCCTTGTCCCTATGACTCATGTCATTCAGATAGTTGAACAGCATGTCCTCATGGTTGCCTTTCAAGAAGATGCAATCATATTCCTTGTTGGATTCGATAAGATAATCCACCACCTTGAAAGAATCTTTTCCTCTGTCGATGTAATCACCCAGGAATATTATCTTGTAATCTTTTAAATTATAATTATCTTTCAACTTAGTTATTAGGCTTTTTAAAAGATCAAATTCACCGTGGATGTCGCCTATGGCTATTATATTATTCATTGCTTGTTTCCTTATTTATGTTTCTTTGGCTTATACCCATAAACCTTTTCATAATGTTCTTCTGCTTGTTTAAGCATTTTCTTATTTTTCTTATTTTGTTTTCTTAATAATTTTATTTCAATTTCAAAATCATGTAAATAATCTCTACTGATTTCTTCTGCATAATAAATATCAAGCCAAGTTTGATATAATTGTTTTTCTGTTAATTTAACCATCCTACCTCCTTTTTACCTTTCTTGATTCTGTCATATGGCCTTTCTTGATCATCCAGACAGGAAAGTTATCATAGAAATAATCATTGGTGAACCAGCCTGGATGTTGCTTGTTTCCGTTCTGGTTGTCCTTCAAATAATCATACAGGTATGGGACGAACAGTACCGGGTTCCTTTTCTCCACTGCGTCGATCCTCAGAAACTTGTTGTTGGTTTTCAGGAACTCGATGATGTATCTTGATGTTGATATGAAAGCGTTCTCGTCTCTTGGTTCAGGATTTCTTATTTTTTCAATCCGGTTGTCAAACTCCTTTTTGAGCTTCTTGGTGATCTTCGGGTTGTCGTCCTTCGATATCTTCGTCATGATTCTTTCTGCCTCTTCGGTTCCGAGCAGGCATACATCGAACCACGACTTGATATTTGCGACTGGATTATCCTTCCATTTCGATAAAGAGGATTTTGAATACTTCCCCCACTTGAAGAACTCGTTTAATCCTATCTTAAATGGGGCATTTTTAGTAATCATAATAAAGGGATTCTCCAATAAGGAATTATAAACGTTCATAGCTTTCTTTACTGTCCTCAAATCATATTTTTTGATAAAGAGATCTAAGTCTTTTAATGCCTCATTTCTGACTTTTGATGCTCTATGATTTGGTGTGTTTTTAAAGCTTAACCAATAAGAATATGCAATTTGAGTTTCCTTATTGAATATCTCTGGTTCAAGAAGTTTAGTAGAAGTTAGCTTTGCTATATCTAATTCATTAGATATTTTTATTTCATCTTTTATAACATCTTTAGAATTAGTTATTTTATAGCCGTATATTAATTCATTAATAGCCCCCCCTAATTTGATTAATAGGGTTTCATCGGCTTTATTGTAAACTTCATGGAATTCTTCGACCAGACTTCTGTATAAATTCTGATAATCATTATTGATAAAAATCCTTCGTTTCTTTTCCTGGGTCAGTTTTTTATCACCTTCAAATATAACTTTTACATAAGCATATTTCTTTAGATTTGCTACTCCATTTGATATGGTCTGGCTTTTTACTCCGAGCAAAGCCCCCAGATATTTGTTGCTTGCCCAACATCCTTTTTTTGTCATTGACATATTTCTTATGAATCCAAACAGCATTTTTTCCGTATGAGTCAAAAAAGGATTGAATAATACTTCTGACGGGATTCCTATGCTCGGCAATCCCCATTCTATTTTCTGATTTTTGTTTTCTTCGTTCATAAAATCTTATTGATCTCCTTCTATATCATGAAATTTTTCATGATCTTTTTTACATAATACAATAATATCATCTAAATAAAGATGCTCCTCTCCTCTATGCTCGTATGTCTTATGATGTGGATGTAATTCTCCTTCTCCATCACATGATTCACATTTATATTTCGCCCGTTTAAAAACTAATTTTCTAACTCTTTTCAATGATCTGTTTGAAGATATTCTTTATAAGGCATTGTTTTTAATTTTTTTAGAGATTCTTTGTTTTTAATAACTTTCAAAGGTAAAGCATCCCTTATTTTATCGAGCGTATTTACTATGATATTGGAGTTTATCCGATAATATTGCTTTGCTGGTATACCCATCATTTTAACATCTATTATATCATCGTTTACTAACTCTTTCACAAATTTTCTTTGCTTGTTTAATGATATATAAGTTGATTCCTTAATCTTGTCATAGGTTAAGAAAAACCATTCCCCTTTTACCAACTGATTTTTTATGGCAAAATAGCTTTGTTTTGATATCAGCTCCGATAAAAATAAGGCCTTTTCCACGCTTTTAAAATATTTAACAAATAATTTATTTACTGTCCAATAACCATCTGATTTAGATAACTCTACAAATAAAGGTAAAAATTCTTTCAATGGTAAATTCCTCACTTTCTTTTTATTTTTGGAAGGGGCAAATAGACTCGAACTATTATTTTCGGGTTCAAAGCCCGAAGCCTTTCCCAATGGCTATACCCCTTTAATTTCCGTCTGAAAATATTTCACTAAAATAATCGATTATATGTTTTTCATTAAATTTATGTTGGGTTTTCTTTTTTGAGTTCATAAAATTTTTTATGTCTGCTTCGATGCCTAATTCAACCAATTCGTCAAAGCATTCATGGCAAATATATCCGTATTCATATGATAGTAAATCACACATTATATTCTTACATCTATATCTATCGCAAGTTAAAACATCCATTGTTATTCTCCTTTAATTGCCGTTTCATGTTTTGTGCCATCCCAGCCCTTTTTATCAGCAAGGCATTTACCAACTTTGGGATACCAATAATATCCTGTTACCCTCATCCATGAAGTATTTGAATGTTTTTCCTGTATAGCTCCGCATTTTGAGCATTCCCTTAAATCAAGGCATCCATGATATTTCCAGTATGGGGTGTTTGGCGCAGGGTTTTTTGATATCCAGTTATGAGCCATTATTTTCTCCTTTCTAAAATGGGGTGACTGATGGGTCTCGAACCCACTTTCATCAGGGCCACAGCCTAACCGCGTACCAGTATGCGTCCAGCCACCATAGTTAATCATACAACTGTTTTATAATTGTTATTTAAAATATGATGCAAAGTTCCTTTGGAAGAAATACTAAATATTTCCGTTATTTTCTTATAAGATTTTAATTCCTTGTATTTTATTCTTATTTCTTCTATTTTTAAATCTGAAAATTTTCTGATCTTAGAAGAAGCATTTATTGATCTTTTTATTCTGGTCTCTTCTGGTATATCAAAATAATTATCTGAAGCTGTTCCTATTTTAATATTCACATCAAAGTTATTTTGTCTATCCCCATCTTTATGCCTTACTTGGATTCCCTTTTTGAACATTTTATTTTTAAATTTTTGATATGCAGCAAGTTTATGGATAAATATTATTTCTTTTTTCCTATCTATCCATATAGAAAAATATAAATATCCTTTAGAATTTAAAGTTGGTTCTAAAAACCTGTTAACAAAGGGGCTGTAAACTTTTCCATCAATAACTTTGTATCCTCTGTCATATGCTATAATAATGCCTTCGTTTTGTTTTGATAATTTCAAATTTGTTTCCTTTCTATTTTATTTTAATAACGGGATTCGAACCCGCAAAACATGGAGCCACAGTCCAGTCGTTACCATTACTTTCATCCCCACCATCGTTTATTTTATCTTATATTTTTCAACAAAATAATCCAATTTTTCTATATTGATATAAATCCAAATAAAATAATCAACCGAACCAGAATATTCACTGACTCTCAATCCGGCTTCGATATATGTTTTCCCTTCATCTAAAAAAGCAATTGGCTTCCTCATAATAAAACTCCAATGGATAAACCCGGCATTTTTGGTAATATCCAGGATTTCTTTTGATGTTTTATCTGTCATAATGCGGGCCATGCTTTTACTGCAATCGAGTTCATCACATTTCACATCGTAAGAATGGGATATGCAATCTTCTAAAAATGATCTTTTGTCTTTGATATGATTTAAGTTATAAAATATGTCCATTTTTAATCCTTTAAATTTTGGTAGCGGGGGGAAGATTTGAACTTCCGACCTTCGGGTTATGAGCCCGACGAGCTACCAGACTGCTCCACCCCGCAATAATAATTTTATCTCTGACTTCCATTAAAAGTTTACCTAATAAATTTTCACCTTCTATCCTTATGCATCTTTTACAGTAACAATTTCCCCAAATATTGTCATGCCAAGTGTTGCCTTCTATCAACTCAAAGTTTTTTGTTTCTATTAACATATCTTTTAGTTTAAAATCGTTATTATTAAATTTTTCTTTTAACGCCCAGAGCATGAAAGATCTTTTTAAAACATCCCAGTTTTTTCTTAAAGTCAATTTTCGACCTGCTTTCTTGCTCTTTCCTGGAGTTTCTAATTCAGATATTTTTATCCAATCAGATTTATCATTTGATTTCATTGCTTGATAAAAATGTTCTACTGTAGGAAAAATTATACCTTCATAATGTATTTTTGATGGATAGAAGTTTGATAAGAATCCATATTCATTTCTAAATGACGTTATCTTTTTCATATTTTACCCCTTTTCTATGATTTTTGCATCTGACATAACCTCTAACCGAATCCCATCCATATTTATTATCCATGTATTCAGCAACTTTCTTGCGTCTATGTTTTATAAAATTCTTGATGCAGCACATGGGATATTTGAAATGCCTTCCCAATTCCATATGATAATCATCCCAATTTATTTGGCCTAAATAAAGCATTCTTTTTATGGATTTTACATATGGGTTGCGGCTGTGTTTATACCAGTTATATGGTAGTGTCCTGTCCATTATCTTCTCCTTTCATAATTGGTCGGAAGGGTTGGAATCGAACCAACCTTATCGCAAGGCTCCAAACCCCACTTGTCCCATGATCGCCCTCCGATATGTTTACCATCTTGGATATTCCAAATTAATTATTTTTGAAATCAATTTTGCCTTTCTGCCAACTGGGTCTTTCCTTTCTGATAAAGAATTAATAAAATCTTCCATTAAGGATTCTTGTAAACTACGTACTGCTTCCCAATCTTTATTATTTATTTCTTGTTTAATTGCTTCAACCATAAACTGAATGTCAAGTGGACTCATAATTTACTCCTTTTCTTAATAGCAGTATAGATTAAGTGTAATGGTATTGTTATGAATAAGAATACAAAACCGAATAAAAATGCCATGAAATGCAAAAATATAAAAAGTAAATGTCCCATTTTATTTCTCCTTTTGTAGTTAAATGGAGCGACCTAAGGGAATCGAACCCTCGTTATTCCGCTTACAAGACGGATGCTAAAACCAACATTAAGCTACACTGGCATTGGCGGAAGGTATAGGATTTGAACCTATGCAAGTGTTACCTTGGCCTCTGGTTAGCAACCAGGCATCTTACCATGCTTGATCAACCTTCCATTTATACTAATATTAATTTTTCTTTTCCTAATTTTAAATATTTTTTGATAGTGTCTTCGGTTCCGCCTTTTCGATCATTCGCAACACAAGAAATAAGAATATCAGATTTTGCTATATCCGAATTTCTAATAAAACCCGCGGATCTGCCATATCTTTCCCAATCAGCAGGAAACCATAAAGTTTTTGTTTTGTATTTTTCAGCCAAAATAACAGCGAATCTATCCCCGCCTTTTGGACAGAGGCCAGAGCAGATTGTATCACCTTTTTCATAAACCTCAAGGAAAGCCTTTTCAACCAACTTAAAATCTTTGTCAGTATCCCTTCTGCGGGGGCCGATAATTCCTATTGTTTTCATATTAATCTCCTTTAAAAGTTAATGGATGGTTGGTGAAGGTTGGACAGCTTTTTTCATTGGAACATTTGGTAAATTTAAGACGTGATGCTGTACTTAAATTCAATAGCTCTTCACCAACCATCCAAAATACAAAAACCCTTATCTCAAAAAGAAGCAGGAAGATCGTCATAACAAGACAACTTCAAAACTTGGGAAAGGATTGTTTCCTGCTCCCATTTGAAATAAAGGTTTATTTTTCTTATACTTTTTGCTTGTTATATTGATCTTTTTACCTCTCCCAATTATCCAAAACCCTATTATGTAATATTTTGAAACAAATTGCAAGCTTTTTCTTTGTTATTTTCGTTTTTCTTTAAAATACTTTTCAAAAACCTCTTTTGATCCACCATTAAATTCATGGTCATCATCCCATTCACCAATATTAATCTCACCAGTTTTAAAGATTCCCATTGCATCTAAATGTTTGGCTTGATCTATGATGGTTTCATAACTTTCTGATCCATAATCATCAAAATCAACCACATAAACTTCATATTTATAACATTTTAGGTTTTCTGGTTCTTCCTGTTCTATTTCAGCTAACGCGTTTTTCTTTTAAAAATCTCAATGTTTAATTCGTTGCTTTGTTTAATAAGTAAATCCAATTCCTTTTCAAGTTTATCCTTCATTTTCAATCTCCTTTCTTAAAAAAGTCGTTTCGTATCCTTTTGACCATATCTTCGGACAGGTCAGCAGGATCTCCGGTTTCCAATTCTATCATCTCAACACTACAAACCAATCCCGACAATTTGTTTCCAACCTTTTCCCATTCCCATATGCTATCGCTGTCAGGAATCAATAATACCTTTTTGATTCCTTTGCCGACTATCAGGTTTATTTGTTCGTGAGTCACTTTCTTTCCAGACGTTGACCCAGAACCATTGCCCATGTTCCATTTATCAGTGCAGCTTTCGACCAGGATCATTTCATTCGTACAGGAATCAATACCATAGATAGTGTGCTTGATAGGTATTATTGCATTGTCATCCGGATTATGCTTATGCTTCAGTTCTTGTTTTCCGGTAATATCCAGGCTGCTGAAGGTTATCAGTTCGTTGTCCAAATAAAATGGAATAATGATTCGGAACTTGTAATCGCCTATTATCCCGCCCTCGTAAAGATCGTATTTATGTATTAAATAATTTAGATTATAGTTTCGTTTTTTAAAGTATTGTTTATATAAATCGTTAAAGTTTTTGGAGATGCCTTTCGGGAGGATGCAATCATTTATTTTTGCTTGCGGCAGGTTATCAAATGATTGTGGAAGATCATCCTCCCGAAAGGACTTGACTATCTTTTCTGCCCTATCCCAAGAGCATTGTTCTATCTCCCTTACTACTTTTGTTACATGGCCTGTCTCCGAGCAGATGTAGCAATTGAAGAATCTGTCAGGAGATATGCCAAGATGGTTACTATGATCATCGCAATGAGGAAAAACACATCGGATATTGATCCAACCCTGGGTCACATTTTTTCCAGAATCCCAAAATTCTATATCTTTTGATTCTAAATAAGAAATTATATCAAATTCAGACATCTTTCTTTCATTATATCTTCATAAAATTTTTGCCAATAATTTCGATTATAATTGGATCTTGTATTACAAGAAGTGCACAAACAAATTAAATTCCAAGGATCACAATTTTTTTTGTCATAATCTATATGATGAACGCCTAAACGAATTGCTGTTCCCCAACAATCTGGATTTTGGCATTCGTTATTATCACGCTCTTTAATAAACTCTTTAAATTCTTTTGTCCAAATACTGCAATATGGTTCAGATGATATTCCGCCCTGCCAATTCCAATGTAACGGTCCAGAACGAAGTAAGGACATCATATTTCTATATTCGGGACAAGACCAAATTATTTTTGAAGCTTTGCCTATATCTTGTTTTGTTTGTTCAGATAATTTTTTACCTAAATTAGCTTGTCTAAGGAGTTCTTTGGTTTCTTCCGCCATTATTGTTCCAGTTTTGGCTTTGGACATCCTTTGTTTTGTTACCTCAGATCGTTTTTTTCCTTTTCCTGCAATACCTATGTTATTTCTATGTTCTTTAGTTTGTTTCCTCCCTTTATTATATTGGTTTCCCATCATTCTTTTAGACAGTTTTTCTATCTGTTCTTCAGACTGTTTAAATCCTTTTAATGAATTAGATATTTTATCTAAAATTTCTTGTGATCTATTTCGACTATTATGCCCTGGCAAAAATCTTCTTTTAACTAATTCTCCACAACCGCATTCACAATATTTAATTTTAATCAGATCCCAATATCTTTTTGATCGTCTACCATGTCCTTTAATAAAACTATTTAATTTTCCTCTTAGCCGTTTTACTGGTTCTCCACAATTACATTCACAAAGTTTTTCCATAAATAAATATATTCCTTTAAAAATAAAAAATCCGAGAATTGATCACAATTACTGGATAATTGCCTAAAAGGCTCACGCCAAATAGATTCTCGGATAATTTTAAATTTATTTCCAGTAATCTGATCAAAACCATTATAAGATATTTTTAAAGAAATGTAAAGCTTTATTTTAATCTTCCGGAAAGGTCATCTGTCTTATGTGCGCCGGATAAGAATCGATGATCTCATTCGACAGATTGGCTGCCTTTTCATATAACATCTGTTCGGTGAGTTCCTTCACCTCTTTCCATCTCTTGTCGGTTTCATATTCCTTTGCTCTTTGTTCATTGGTTTTCATGAATCCTCCTTTTCTTTTAACTCTTCGGCCTTTTGATCTAAATAATATCTGCATACATTTGGATCGGTATGGACAGCAGAATAAGAATAAGCCACATCTGGAAATCCCATTCCTGAACCTCCACAAATTGAACATTTTCCTTGATACATTTTCATAATTAATTCTCCTTCAATATTAGGGTTTATAACATTGGTCAAATATCAATTTAAGTAGGTCAGAACGCTCGTATACTGGGTTTTAATTAAGAATTAATACCCTAATATACCCCAGACATTTCCCACCCGTTTTCAGCGTATATGGTTATCCTTTTTATGGCATGTTCGGCAAGGTATTTGTATTGATCCAGGAAGTCAATAATGATGACTGAATCCTTGCCTTCGGCGATGCGTAAGCCCCTGCCAATGACTTGCACCGTCTGAATCGAAGACATCCCGCCCATCCCATTAATTATTGCGGACAAGGTTGGGATATTTACGCCTTCTTTCCAAACGCTGGAGCTGATAACAACCTTTATCTTCTTGTCATCTAATAATCTCTTGATCTCTGTTCTGGTTTCGCCTTCGGTAGAACCCTGCACAAAAACCATATCCAGACCAAAAATATCTTTTCCAATAGATTGTATAAACTCTCCATGCTTGATCTCCTTTATCATTATCAGAACCGTTTTGCCCTTGTTAGATAGTTCCCTGGCTTCCCACGCTATCAGCTTGTTCCTTGCCCGGTTCTCGACTATCCCATGCTTGTAAAGATCCTTATAGCTTTTGAACTGGGCAATGTTGATATTATAAGGAACGGGAATTAATTTTATTTTTGGCTTTGCAATTATGCCTTTTTCTGATGCTTCTTTGATTGTTACTTCTCCTATTACCGGGCCTAATAGCCCTTCCAGGCTCAACAGCTTTTCTTTTTCTTTTGGCAATGTTGCAGTGAAACCTATTCGCATGGGCGACAGGTTGGATTGCATGACCTGACCGTACTGGCTCTTCCGGTTATTCACATGATGAACCTCATCTATAATGGTAACATCAAAATACTCGCAATAATCATCTGGATTGAATTTGACGAATGTTTGAATGGTTGATACCACAATCCTATGGCCTTTCCAATCCTTCTTGCCGCCACCCAACACGCAACAATCGTCAAATTCTTTATTATACACAATAAGATCGTCGTATATCTGATTGACTATGTCGATGGAATGGCACAGTATCAGTATTTTACTTTTAGGGAATGTGCTCAGCAGCCCAAAGAATACAATGGATTTGCCGAATGCCGTAGGCGCGAGCACTATCCCTCTCTGTTTTTCAATTGCCTTATTAATAAGGTTGATTTGTAAATCTACCTGGTTCTTTCTGAATCCTTTCTTTAGTAATGGTTTGAAGAAATCTTTTGGATCTTTTGTCGGAATAATATTTTTGAATCTTCCTTTTATTTCAAAATCAATATTTTTTGATTGTAGATGATCAATCACCTTTGGCAAAAGGCCAGCAAGGAACTTTCCATATACGATGAAAAAGGCGTCCGCCGTTTTTCTTTCCCTCCTGAACGGGTCCTGTCTCCAATATACGGATTTGTACTTGAGGCATGGCCTGATATGCGGAATCAGATCCTTGCTGGCCTTGCAAAATATGCTGTCTTCGATGGTTATTTTCATACTTTTTTCATGTAGACCTTGCCGTTGAAAAGATTAGATAAATAATAAAGATCTTCACGATATCCTGAATCAGACCATCCATTTTTATGACGTTCATTTATCACAAGTTTTGGCCCAAGGCTGGAGGTATTCCAATGGGGTTCTTTTGTTATTTCTATAACATAATCTCTGCTCTGCCAAACCCGATTCAGCATGACTCCCGGTTGAAATTCCTGAATGTCTTTCCAATCAACCTTAACCCAGTTTCCGGTTTTAGGATTCCATTTATCGTCTTTGGTTTCTTTAATATATTCATGTTCCAATAAATATTTTCTGAAACAATCATCTCGACTCAAAGCATATTTGAGAAATCCTGAATGATCGAAAAGATTATATCCTCTACTTGTTTTTCGTTCTGTTTTCATCCAAGCCATTAGATTAAAAAGCTGTTGGTCCGAGGCCTTTATATCATGTTTGGCTCCATACAGATCATGAAAACTTAATTCTTTGCCTGTCCATACGTATTCTTCTTTTATAGTTTCCTCCTTTTCTAATCTGTTTAGCTGGTTCGGATCAAAGTTTGTAACCGCTGTTCCACCATTAGAGAAATGCCGGTGGTCTAATTCCGGTTTATACGAAACACATGGCGGACAACTTCGAGCCGTCCCGACCAAATAACAACCCGTCTTACAACTATTAATATCATTTAAAAATGGATGCGGAAAGCATCTATTATGTAAATGGTTGGTTGTACGTCTATCTTTATTTTCACAAGTTTCGCTTTTTGGACATATCCCCAATTCTTTCATAAAATCCTCCTTTTTCAATTCTAATATTTTATTATAACCCATTCTCAATAAAATTTAAAGATTTATTTTACAGACCCTCGCAGAATTCCACTATTTCCTGAATCCTTTTGTTGACGAAAGGCAAAGGTTTCTTCCATCTGATGCTAAAGAACTTGGCTATCACGTAATGGTTCTTCTGCCTCTTGTCCAGGTTCCTGCCGTATTTCTTGATGGTATACCTGCCCCGGCTCCTTTTGGGGTCGCAATGCCCGGGGTCGTGGCATCTTGTAAACACATTGAACTCGGAGTCGTCCGTTGTCAGCACATTGGCCATATCCCTTGCGTATCTGCTCATCTTCTCCCAGGCATCCTTTGTGATAATGATGCTTTCAGGGGAGACAGCAGTTGTAGCAAGAATTATATCTTCGCCGAGTATCAGGAAATTGTTGACATCGGCTATCGCCATAGCCAACAGGTAATCGTATTCGTCGTAGCTTTTGCCCGACCTTTCTTTTACTCCTGCCATATTATATCCCCCTTTTAAATATCAGATTGTAAACAATAAAAGATCATTCCGTCAATGTTAATCAAAAAATAATCATTAAATTCAAATACTGTTCGATTATTTTTTTTGCATTTGTCAATAGTAAAAGAAATATGGCCAAGTTCATAAGCGGGACGAACAAAATTGTTTAACGCTTTGATAAGCGTTTTTGTTTTATCGTCTGCCTCTTGATAATCTTTAAGATGAGATTTTGAAATCATTATCTACCTCCTTTTTAGTTTGCGTACCTGTTCTTTTTCTTCTTCTGGTTCAATCCTTGGGTCAGGGAACAGATGATAAGCATTGTATTTCTTTGACCCAAAATCTTGCCTCATTTTCCTCATAACCCTGAAGTCGCATAATTGCTTATCATAAAATGATACTGTTGCGTCCCTCCTGAAAGTGAACTTTGGTTGGAAGAGGCTGCAATCTTCCGGTTCATCTGCGTACCAACAATCATCAGTGTTTTGGAATTGACAGTCTTTGCAGTTCATTTTAATCCTCCCATTTTCCATATCTTGATGAAAATAATTCCTGTTTTTCTTGTTCTCTCTCTTTCCTTTCCCACATTCTCATGTTGGCATGAACGTGTGCCGTCAAGCTAACCGAATTCGATGGGCTTCTTCCAGCACGCACGGCACCGGCTTTGCCAACCCAGTAGGATGAAGGAAAAGTTTGATGCAGTTCAGATCTTGATCCTTCAAACCTTCGATGTTTATTACTTCTGTCATAGGGCAATTCTTTCTTTTTCAATCCCTCAACCAAAAACCGGACAACCCGATCTGTCAGGGTTTTGGGCTGTCCGGCCTTCGGGCCTTTTGAGTATGTCTGGTAAGTGTTCATTTGGCCTCCTTTATTCATAATCCCTAATGGCAAGGCCAACAGGAAATATCGGAACATTATCTTCTGACAATTCCTGATATCTCACCGTTAATTTTTTACCGATTAAAGAATCAAGATTCTCGAACCATTCCTTTCTTCTTTCAACGGTTCCCCTGGGACGGACATCGAAATCCATTGCCTCCGTGGTCAACCCCTTTGGATTATCGACCTTGAAAATGACGCATCCCTTGTCGTTCCCGGTTCCTTCCTTGCCACCGATAATGGTAAATTCCGCATCAATGAAATCCTTCAGCTTCTGGAGCTCGGCAGAACGGTGGTCGAACTTATAAAGTCCGGAGGCATTGCGTATCATGGTTCCTTCAAATTCCTTGGCAAACTTTTCTTTATGGATCTGATAAACTTCCTCTTCTGAATAAATAGCCTTGGTAGAAACGAAAACCAAAGGAATAGAAAAAGATCTAATCCGCTTGTCTAACCAAAGTAATCTTTGCTCAAATATTTTATCGTCAGCTTTATCATAAATCCAATACTGCAACAAAGCAGAAGTTTCCCTCCATTTCTTGACATTCCTGATGATCTTCTGAAACGTCCAATCAGGATGGAATATCTCGCCGTCTATGATATCCCCGACCTTCATAATATCATTTAAATATGGAGTGAGATGTTCCAGGGTAGTAAATGGCTTAAATTTCCTGGAAGTGTATTCAATTCCATTTTCCGTTTTTCTTGCCAGACATCTTACCCCGTTGAGTTTAGGCTGAACATAACACGGATAAACTATATTATGCTTTCTCTTTTTGAATTGATGAGCAAGCATAGGTAAAAGGATATCGACATTGTCAATCTCGTTTATATCTTCAACGTATTTCTTATCCTTTTTGGCCGTCCATTTTGACTGGGCATCTTTTATTGCCTGCTCAAAAGGAGTGGTTTCGTTGCTCCTTCCTATGCTCTTGCCCTTTACCTCTTTCGAGTTTTCCTGGATTTTAGAGTCGACATAACCGTGTTTGGTAACAATTGACGCTTGCTCGTCATCGGTTACTGCCTTTATTTCCCACTGTTTTACTTTTCCGTTAGATGCTCTTGCAAATAATATTGGAAATGTTCTGTACCTGTTCATAATTGTTTCTCCTTTTAAATTTTTGGAAAATGGTTTTTAAATCGATCATAGTTATCAATTACCCAAAGTTCCACAGGAACCCATCCAAGTTCTGTATCTCGGCATTCTTCTGAATATGGCAAAACGTAAGATAACAAATACATTGCCATTCCATGAAAGAAATGAATGCCTTCTTTTTCCCACAAATTTCGATAACTATATGCCTTATCTTCATGACATCTTATAATGCCACAATGATGGGAATAATTAAGGTTCAGGTTGTTGAAAATTGTTTCTAAATTTTCTTCCAACCAATCATAATGGCTTATCTCACATCTTATAAAATCCTCCTTTTTTAAGTTAGTTTATCGAGTCCGCTTTCTTCAGGATTCTTGCCTTACGAATAGGCGATTTTTCCTTTTCGTATTTTGCTTCCAGTTTGGTTAAAATTTTCTTTAGTTTGATGATTTCCATTTAGTCTCCTTTATAATAAGCGTTAAAATTCAATTTTAAGCTACCAAACAGGCTCTATATCGGGTTTTAAATGTTAATTAATGCTAAGGTATATGTTAACCTTTTACGTCTGCCCTTGATTTAATATCGGCTCCTTATTTGATATCTTCAAACAATCAAGAGCAGGATAAAAAGTTAAGCCGCCAGCCGGATCATGTAATCGTCACAGACCCCGGTAAGATGTTTGCTGTAGTCGGAAATATTGAATAAGGAATTGTCCTTTATCAGCCTTGTCCCGGCTCCGTGAAAGGTATATAGCGACTGGTCTGAAATTGCAACCTCTTGCTCATGGCATTCCAGAAACCGCTTGAACTTTGCGGGAGCAACAGCCCCGGATTTCATGGCATCAAAGGTCAATAATTTGAACTCACCGTCCGTCAATGAATATCCTTTCAGATTATCATGCCACATCGTCAGATCCTCAAGCTTCTTGAACACTCCCTTGACCGCCCGATCTGACAGCAGGCGAAGCTCTTCCAGGTCCACTCCTGATGTATGCCTGCGGAACTCAATAAATTCTCCCGAAAACATCATATTGGAGCAGACCGTCACGTAATCTCCTGCCGCTATGCCGATTGCGAACGACTTGCACATTGAATTCCTCAGACCGATCATCCACCGGAATCCGTTGGTCTCGTGATCCAGTGTCCACGTCCCGAACATATTCATCCCCGACCCGTTCATGGAATAGGTCTTGTCTGCTATCTCCATCCCGGTCTTGTTTACCGCCAGTTCCAAGGCATCGATCACCTTGCCATGACTCATCGGATGCCACGACCTGGTGAATTCCGGCTCCGGCACAGCCCTTACCGCCTGCTCATTTAGTCTTTTCATACTGCCTCCTTTTAATTTTCGATTTCAAATTCAACCATTTGAAGATTTAGTTCATCATTGATATTAACTGTTGCATTTTCATCTAAGATACCATCAGAAAAATAATCAATTAATAATCCGGCCTCGTTGGTATCAGTTGATTTTTCTGTATGATGGATAAGTGCCTGTTGTGCTGCCGTTTTGCTTTTGGTTAGTTTCATGACCGAATCAATTTTGTTTTCTCTGATAAAAGCTACTAAATAAATTTTCATGATTTTCTCCTTTTATAATACTGGCATGAGTTCGCCAAGGTTAAATTTTTCACCATAAATTGTTTGACAAAATACTCGCATATACCGAACCTATTATTGTGGTCCGACATATGCTTGCAGTCTGTGCAGGATTTCTTTTTGATATTTTCTCCGTAAATATTTTTAATTGTTATCTTCTAATATTTCTTTTTCTCCAAGAATTTCTAAAATTGATTTAACCATACCTTGTGTATCTGTATAAATTTCTTTTTCATGATGATAATACAAATGGTCAAATATATGTTTATGATGTTCACCACAAAATGGGCATTCCATAATAACCTCCTTAATTATAGGTTTCTCCGCACGAGCACCTTTTGTCTGTCGGCTTATTTACTCCGCAACACCACCAGGTTTCCTGCTTGTCACAATCGCCGCAACCATGACAAACTGAACTTTCTTCCAATATGCAATATTGATCTTTTATTTCTTCCAATTTTATCTCCTTAATCCTTCAGTTGGACTTAATGGTAATGTTCTACCATATTTTTTAAGTAAAGGCTCGACTACCTCTTCTGTCTAACCTCCAGCAGACATAACACCGGTTGGACTTTTTGAATCTTTATGATAGATAGTTACTATCCAATATCCACACCATTTTCTTGCCCTTGCATGAGTAAACTTATCGGATGCAATAGCCTTTTCAAGATTTTCTAATTGTTCATTTGAAATTTCCATAATTTACCCTCCTTTATATTTAATGATTAATATTCTTACAACTGCTCTTAACCCAATATCTTCTACTGCCTGACCGGTTAAGAGCAGGATAAAAATACTAACGTTTAATCTTTTGCTTCTGCTGGCCGACCCGTTTCTTGGTTTCTTCCTCCTTAACACGAGTAACGACGTGGGTAGCCATGAGGCAGTTGCCCAGTCGCCACATGATAGTCGGATTCACATATATGGTGCACAATCCGACAATCTGATTTTCGCATCCTTCACATTTGTCAATCACCTCGCCTCCGACCAACGGGTCTTTCGGCTTCCTGATTATTCGTCCTTCTGAATCTCTCTTTTGCATAAGTTTTTCCTTTTACCTTAGATAAAAATTTAAATTGACCTCAAAATCCAAACTTGACAATGACTCGTTCAGGCTTGTGGGATGGGCCAAGGCCAACTCGGCCAACTGCCACCCGCTCCTGGGCTCAACCTGTCCCTTGCAGGAGAAGTTCTTTGTCCTGAGATACGGATCGCCAAACTTTGGTCGTATAACCGGATTACATCCTTTCCTGTCGCACCGATTGCAATCGGGCGGACTCAATACTGTTTGTTTCATTTTGATTTCTCCTTATAAAATTATTTTATTTGTGTTTTTGCCTAAAATCTCCATTCAATCAAAGCTGCGGCTTTGTAACCACCAAAATCACGGTTCTGTTCCATAATCCATCCGGTTAAGCCAGGAGCGCCGCCATCGTTCCAACCGCAAATAAACTCATTGATTTTCAGATAGCGATAACCGGCAGAGATGCCGAGATATAAAGATTTCCAGATACGTCTATTAAAATCAAACCCCATTTCTCCGCCGATATTGGAATCAAACTCTACATTGTAATAATCGAACCAAGTTGTATGATGCGTCGGCACCCAGTATCTATTTTGAGCATACCCCAAACCTTCTCGACTGAAGTTATTTTTGTCGTATTGAGGCATGTAATATCCGACCTTTAAATATCCCAAAAATCCGTCGGCAATTTCTTGCTCGAATCCAAGACCGATAGAATCAATATCAAAATAGTTACCATACATCAAAAGATTATCCTGCTCTCCAAAAATAAATAATCCTTTATGCTTTGCGCGAATTTCAATGCTATTTCCCGCTCGGATTTCGGGATCATTGTACAGCATTTGACTGATTCGCCCTTCTATTTCCCATCCGTGAACTGATGTGCCGAATAATAGAATTAAAATTATACTTTTGATTAACTTTTTCATTTTGCCTCCTTATAAAGTTTCTTTGCCTGTTTCATGGCGTATTTCGCCACAACTGATATCGGCTTCTTGGCGCAGTAGAATGCTTCCGCCGCTTCAAGGGAACCGAGTTCCTTTACCTTTTGTTCGATGAATTCTTTCTGTTCCGGTTTGAGGGCCATTATAATTTTGCCTTTCTTGCCAATGCAATAAGTGTCGCAAGATTGAACCATTCCCATTCATATGAATTCTTGTTCATTAGCCTTATGGTAAATTCTCCTCTGTTTGTATTTGGATCATCACCAAAGGCATTATCAAAACGATATCCTGTAGTTGCCAATTCAAGTCCTTGTTCGTCTGGCTCATGCATATCTTCTCGACATTTTGATGCGATTTTATTTAATCTTTCTAACATTTCTTTCATAATAATTTCCTCCTTTTTTATCTAATCAATCTTGAAAGTAAACGACCAATGAACCTTCTCTTTACCCTTTTGCCGACTTTGCCTTTTGACACTGCCGAAGCGTCTCCGAGCAGTTTTGCTATTAAATATAGTAATGATCTCATTTTGGGTTTGGTTCCTCCTTTCATTCATATTTATATCCGTATTTTTCGGATAATATATTTTGATAAAATTTAGTCCAATATTCTCTATTGTAGTTGGCTCTCATATTACAAGAATTACAAATGGTAATTATGTTCCAAGGATTGCAATCTTTTTTAATATAGTTGATATGATGCCCGCCTAACCTTTTACTTGTTTTCCGACAAGTAGGATTCAAACATTTATTACCATCTCGTTCTCTTATCATTTTCTTGAACCCCTTATCTCGCCAGATGCTGCAATAGGGTTCTATGGATATTCCGCCTTTCCAATTATGATGGTTTTTGTTGGTGACTTTCGCTAAAACTTCTGGATCACTCATAGGATTTTTATCGCCCATTAGGTCGGGTCTTTTCTTACCTTTATGAAAATGCCCGTTGACAAAAGTTCTCCAAGTATGTTTGTCGGCATACCAATTTACAGGATTTTTACAGCCACATTTACATAGAGGAGGCTTAATATTTGTAGGTTTTTCACGAAAATTTTTTCCTCTTGGTCGATGACCATTAATATACTTATTTGGTTTACCTCTATGCCAATTTACTTCTCGTTTACAACCACAACCACACAGAAAAAGGGATTTCTTATAATCTTGTTTATTCATGTTGATCCTTTAAAAATAAAAACCTGAGAGTGATTGAAGTTAGTAATAACTCCTTTATATCTCACGATATAAAGACTCTCAGGTTTATTTTTATATTCATTACTATATCAATCAACATGATTATACGATATTTTAAAACAAATGTAAAGCTTTATTATAAAGTATTTTTTATTACAAAATTAACTCCGATAACTTCACAGTAAACCTTCTTAGAATTAAATAAATCCATAAGAACTTGTTTTTCATTTGGCAGTCCCAACTGGTACAGCTTCTTGAGCAGTTCGTCCGCATAGCCGAACGCTATAGCCATCATGCATTCGTCATAGAGCTTGAACAGCTTCATGTAATTCGGGCTTAATGTCAGACTCCTTTTGGCCTCTGGCTGCGGAGCTGCCGCTGCCCATTGGATGGTGGCCGGTATCGTGATCTGCTGCATAATACCCTCCTTTTTGGTTGTTAGTTAATATTCTTACGTCCATCTTTGAAATAAATCTCTGTGTTAAGGTCAAAGATAGGATAAAAATATTAAATGGTATTGTCAATTATTTTAGCCTTAATACCTTTTTTGTTTAATTCTGCAATAACGTGATCGGCACAAAATTTACTATATAAAGCATATGAATGAAAACCTTTATGTCGCCACATACCATCAGGGCATAATGCATAATTATCTCTTTCAATAGAATAGATTTCATTTGCTCTAAGTTTTTTTAATAGATTCATAATTCCCTCCTTTTATATTGTTCCTATGTAAGTTATTCTTTGCCGACATTTCAAACAGCTTCTTCTCTGGCCTTTGAGCATCTTGATATGGATGTTTGAAGTCAACCGGTGTTCCGTACATCCGCATTTATACAGATAAGGCCTGGCCGTTTTCCTTCTGACCTTCATGCTGGTGTTTTCAACGATCGCCTGCATGTTGTAATCTGAGCATCTGTTCGGTGGAGCCTCAAGGAATCTCATCATCCATTTCCATTCCCTGCCATGCGGCTTTGCCCTATGCCCTAAGATATGATATACTGCCAGATGGGCGAATTCATGGGCGACCGTAGTATTGATATAATCGTCTTCATACTCTTTCAGGATATGAGGATTTAGCCGGATTATGTTTCCCTTATATTTGCATATCCCGGTTCTTGAGGTTCCGGTCAGGTCATATCTAATGTCAGGGAATATTGCATGATTGTATTTTTCCAGAACCTTTTCCCTGCACCATTTGATCTTGGCATCTACTTTCTTTTTAAGAGTTTCGATCCTTAGATTTGTCATATGAAAACCTCCTTTATATAATAAGGACTAATCATTCGGGTCGTTGAACTTCAATTTTTTGATCCATGCCGGCTTCCATACCCAAACTGTTAAGAATGAATAACCAGCAAACCAAATTACATCGGCCATTACCCTGATCTGCATGGGGTCTATTTCAAATACTATCATTTCCATTGTTTTTCTCCTTCTTGTTTGTCTACCACCCTTCTGTTACAGTTTCAATATTTCCCAAACTAATCAATTTGCCATATTGTGATTCTGCATACTTTTTTGCATCTCGTTTTAGTGAAAATGCATCACCGGAATCTTCGGCAAAGTTTTCAAATGAACCATCTTTATTGAAAGTGTCATAATCCCATTCGTTAGAATCTCTTTGGTATATCCTGATTCTAATCGAATCATCATTATTTTTATATACGTAATCTGTTAGCATTTTATTGCCTCCTTTTTAATTAAAGGTTTATTTATTATTATAATTGATTTCATTTCAAATTTAAAGACTTATTTTTAAATCTCAAATAAAAGCAATTAATCTTCTGGGCAGTTTTGCAACTTGCCCAGGTTGGTTGTTTAAGAATTTTGTGTAAATATTTCTTTGCAATCAGTTTTCAAAGCACTAAAAGGAGCACCGCCAGAAAATCTGCTTTCCAATTTATAAAGATCAAAATTGCCCAAATATTGATCATTTATTATATTGTAAGTTTTCTTTTATAAATTACTTTTGAATTCTGTTTGCGGTACTGCGAATAAACATAAAATCTCGCTCCCCGGTCATTATTGTTACATTGTCTTTGAAGTTCGGCCTTGATTTTTTCGGATACATTCAGGTTTCTGATCGTGTTTGCGATTTGTGCTTGAGTCAGTCTTTTCATTTTAGCGCCTCCATATTACAATAAGGTTAAACGGTATCATTCAGATTTTCAACTATGCGGTTGATGTCGCCGACATGGCCCCAATGGACATTTTCAACCGGAGCTTCTTCCTGATGGTTGTCAAGATATTTCTCAAGTTTTTCAATCAGGTTTCTCGCTTTCATCTGGCTTTCGATATAGGCATTTGCCGCTGATTCTTTTTTCATCTTCAATCTCCTTTATGATAGGGTTAATAATTGATGTTATTTCAAACTTAAAATCTTTAAATCTCAAATAAAAGCAATTACGCATCACTTAAAATCCAAGTAGAACTTAATTAGGCATCCGACCATTATTTAGCAAGATGTTCTATCCCAATAAGAGGCTCCCTTAAATCCGATCCTCTTCTCATTGCTGTCAGGTTCCATCTTTCCAAGTTTGAACCCTGCAAGATCGGCTCCCCGCTATTTGCGACTCCCTTTGGAGACTGGGTTGATTCCCAGTGGGTTTTGAATTGGTTTCGTTATTGAGATGTTTTTAATGGGGTTTACTTGCTGGCTCCGTTTCCCCTGAGCCTCTCAATAAAAAGACCCTTTCACTAATAGGGGGAAATGGGGTTTTTTGGGTGTTTCAAAATCCTTGATTAGGGGCAGTTATAGGCGGTTAGGAGAGATTAGCCAATGTTTAGAAGATAAAAATCAGTATTTATAATATAATATAATCAATAACATAGAAGCCAAATTATTAAAAGTTTTAATAGTTTACGATCTCCGATTAAACAACAAAATCTCTTGTTTTCTCGCATGTCAATGAATAAGGTGTTAATTTTATTATGAATATATAAAACCTATCTTTTTTGAAAGAAATGAAAGTAATTTAAAAAAAATAAAAATAATATCAATTTTTCTTACAGATTAATAGGTAAATCATTGGGTTTATTATAAATATATGAGATAAAATAATTTAAAGAAAATAAACTTTTAATTAAATTATCGCCTGTCTCTTTATAAACTATTGGGTTTATTATAAATATAGGAAATAAAATGGCTGGAAAAGGTGAAAATAATGCCCAAAATAGCAAACTCATTTAACTGTTAATAATGTTAATATAAAATCAAATCACTATTAATATTATTAATAGTTTAAAAAGTAAAAGAAATCAAAGAGTTATCTAAAAAATAATAAATAATTCAAAAAAAATAATAATTATGTCTATTTAAATATAATTAGATATAACTATATATAATTGTATGTAACTGGATTTAATTAGATATAACTACATATAACTTAACCATTTTAATTATAAATAAAAATCAATAGGTTATACAAGAAAATAAAATCCGTTATATTTTGATTATCTTCTTAATAACTCTTTATTTGTTAATTTTCCTATCTTTAAAATAAAAATCCTGCATAGGTATGATCGCCAAATCACCAGAAATAAATCTGGCCTATGCAGGACTATAAAAATCTCAAATTGTGTTGGCGATCACTTTTGTATTAATCTATTTCTTTACTATTGCCCAGTGTTGGTGATCTTAAACGTCTTGGTAACGATTTTACCGGCACTTTAAACCCTCGCTGTTATATTTTTTTCAAACGACCTATTTCGATTCCGGTCTTGTCGGACAGTTCTTTCAAAATACCGTCGCGCTCTATGGATTGCTGTCGCTCTGCATCTTTTTCAGCAACCATGAGTTGACTTTCAAGTTGTTCGTATTCTTGCTTGTCAATCCTTACAAGGCGCCCTGTTTCTTCCTGTTCTTTAGAAATGGCCCTAAGCCCGAAAAACCGTTTGTCGCTATCCAGCTTTTTATACAAAAACATTTTTTTACTCCTACACATAAGCGGTCGCCAATACTTCTAAATGTGTATCTGCGTCAGATGCATTGGTTGATGTAAATGTTAAAGTCAGTGTTTTTGTTGCTGTGACCCAAGCCCCCGTAGCGCTCACGCTGGCAGTGTCAACTCCATCGTCTCCACCACTACCCTGTGTTAAATTCGTAACTTCTCCACTTGTGCTGGTAGAATGGAACGAGCCATTGCTGTCATAGACATGATTAGCATTCAGGTTATTTGTCTTGGTATCCGTTCCGGTTATAATTACAACACAATGGCCGGTTGAAAGTCCTTTTTCACTTGTCGTGTCGTGTCGCTGTACGGAGCTATAATCTATAACAATCTTACTCGGAACGAAATCAAAAACCAAAGCCATAGTGTCGTTTGTAGCTATGCCAACATCGGACGCTTGAACTACATCATAAAGGGTCGCATTTAGAGCCGGCAATGTGGTTTGGCCTGTGCCACCCTGATCTACTGGATGAGTTCCAGTAGAAACAAGATTTTTGCCACCATCAGTAAACACCGGTTTGCTCGCAGTTAAAGCAGATATTGTTACGCCACTTGCATTTATTTCATTATGCGTGCCGTCATTATTGTGTTCTACATTAGTCTGCCGATTCAGTGTATCAGACTTAGTGGGATGTCCGTCCCCGACCATTTCTTCTGTATATAAAACTCTTTGATTTGCCATTTAATACTCCGTTAAATCTCTATTTCCTGCACTGTCTTCTAAGTAGACTTGTTGATCTATTCCTCTAAACCTAATTACATTTTTTACAAAATCTGGTGATACAGATAATATTTTTATTACCTGATTTATTAATGGAGATCCTTCAGTGTCGTATATCCAATCAAAAGTTCCTGCTATCAAATCCCCAACATCTATTCCCAATCTTTCTAAGGATTCATCTATAAATTCTATTTCCCATATTGGTTTGCCGTACTTGTTTATTATCGTTGTTTGAACAGTCGTAGCCGAAGCTAAATCTCTGCACCAATGCAATTGATACGGTGTGCTGGGCTCTTGAATTCCATATATACCAGATGATGCAGAATTAACATTTCCTGTCCCGTCATCATGTGATCTAAAGTTATTAGAAACATAATCGTAAGAAAAACTTATTGGACATTGGTTTATAAGGCTTTTTCTTCTTTGTATTCCGTTAATAAATGATATATCTGCTTTTGGTATTATGTCTGCTACTTTTGTTGATGAAGAACCTATTTCTATTTCAAATTTTAGTTTTCTATCTTCACTAAAAAAAGGTGTGTCTGATGCTAAATAGGCGGAACCCAAAAAGCTTCCGACCATTTTTTGTAAAATATCCCAAATTACCCCATCTTGGCTTATAACTCCAGCGGCTCTATATCCTTGATCATCAAAAGTATCTGAAGTAATTTGTTTAGAAGTAGTATCATAAGAAAAGGCCAAACCCGAGTTTTTAGAAGTTAAAAAATCATCTATTATATCTATAATATTTTTCATTTCCGGAGTGGCGCTTGAGTTCAATATACCTCTACCAGAAGCTGTTATAACATTATTTTTTTGATCGTTATCAAAAGTGATTGTGGCTATATTACCTAAAGATTCGAAATCGTTTGAATGGCTAAAAGTGTAATCTGCTCCATTCATTAAAGAACTACCAGAAAACACAACCACGTTATTGCCACTACTTGCAGACATTATTTCATGACCAGCATAACAATAAGTGAAAGTGGTTGAACTTATGTTAGGACAAATCCAATTACCCGCATTACCATCTTCAAGATTGCCCCACACGAAAGGCAAACGGGCATTAGAATTTAAAGCATTTTGATATTTTCCTGCCCTTGGCAACAAAAATGTATCTGAAAACTTGTTTGGCATTAATCTTCTTCAACTCTCAAAGTTAATTTTTTTGAAGAAATAAACACCTCTGTAATAATTCCCACAAGCATTTTCACATGCTGATAAAAATCTACTCCTTCAAATCCAGTAAATATTCTAAAATCACTTCCGAGAAATGGCTCCTTACCCAATAATTTTGAAAAATAACTATCTTCATTATCAAGATCAACAGAAACAGTTTGTCTTTGTTTAGAAGTAAAACCAAATAACAAACCTCGTTTTCTTGGACTTATTGTTCTATCAAATCGACCTAATGAAAGTAGCTTACTCGATTTATCTATAATATTTATTCCACTACCGGCAGTTATTGTTCCATCAGCAATATATGTTCCATCAGCATAATATGGCCCAGATTCAAACTCCTGAGATATGCCTTTAAATGAATAAATACGAAAACCCAACTTTGTGTTTATTAAAATATAAGTTATTGGCTTAAGACCCTTTTTAAGTGCCTTATGATAATCTATTTTTACTCTAAACACTTTTTAAAGTTTCCTCTAAACTTATTTGTATTCCACTTAGGTCTCCATGTTTCAACGTTCTTGGTATTTCTGTAAACCAAGTCATCCAAAATTTAGTTGTTGAAGATGAGTCTTCCACAAAATACAACGGTTGAAATGTTCCGGTGTTCTTGTCCACGATGCTTGTTAGCATATCCTCAAATTGGTCTGCGTCTGCATCGGAAACAAACGCATAATCATATTCTAATATTTTCTTTTGATTAAAAAACCTCAAATCTTTTTTACCATACAAATTAGTGTTGGTTCCGAATATTGTCTGAGTACTTCTGTTTGCCTCTCCTATCCATATTCCTGTCGGCTCGAAATAATCACCAAGAAATAATTCTCCTATTTCTATGTATCCGTCCGCATTACCAGAATCGTTTATTTCGACTCTCCAAAAAGGATATGATGCAGCAGAGGTCAGGAAATGAAGTATCTTGGTTACCCCGTAGGTCACAGATTCTGACACTTCGGGCATCCCGTCAACCCAATTGCTTTTTGTCGCTCCCGAAAATGTTATGCTTACTCCGGTAGAAAAATTATGGTCGTACAAGACCAAGCTTGACACCGTATAAGAAGTTCCCAGATTTATGGATATGCTTGATCCAGAGACATCGTCCGAACGGTATCGGGTGTCTCTATCCCAATCAACCATTTTCTCCGCGTTAAAGAAATTGATTCCTTTAAAATACCACCTATCATTTAGAGCAAAATCATCTCCAGTTCCCGCAGTAAATGCGACAGACACCCCGTTATTTAAATCTGTTGCTCCTGAAGTGGCAGTTACCCCGGAAGCAACCCAACTTGTGGTTGTCGTGCTCCATTGAAATTTGGCCTGATCAACTTGGGATGCTCCACTTTCCCCACTACCTATATCATGTATATCTATCAGATATTCAAGATCCTGGGAACCTGTGAATAAACCGTCCGTTGACATGGATGCAGAGCCGGTTCCATCTTTTAGAGCAGTGGTTGCTATCCCTGGCTTGACCGAATCTATCGTCAACGAGTTTCCAGAAGTGATTAGATTGTTATATAGGAATCTTGACTTGCCCATTAGAATCCCATCTCTGAGAACTTGTGTAAAGAATCGAGAATCTTTACAGTAAAATCATCGAATGTTGCTTGGTCTGCTATTAGAGGACCATCTATTTTTACTAATGGGCCGTTGATTGTTAATCCTCTCCCACCTTTATTAATAGCCGCAATTAAAGATCTGTTATCATCTTCGCTAAGAATACGTTCTGTACCGTGTAATGTTGCGGGGTATCCTGTTTGTGGGCCAGAAAAAATACCTCCTTCTTTGGCCATAGCCTCCGATCCTCCACCGAAAGAATTTGAAACGTCTCCCGCTCCCATAGAGCTGAAGCCCCCGCCGAATCCTCCTTCTCCACCTCCACCGGTTCCTGCAATACCCATCGATTTGTTAAAACTTTTAAAAGCATTCCCACCCATAACATTGCCGAAAGCCCCTTCAAAGAAACCCCTGAGAAGTTCATTTTCTCTCATGTTTAAAGCATCGCCTATCCTATCCATAAGTGCAGATCCGAAGATTGCACCAACTATTGCTCCGGCAGGGCCGAATGCCGCTCCACTAAGCATACCAAATGCTGTTTGACCAAAATCAGCCCATTTGCCAGACAATCCTAATGCATTCGGCACAGCATTGGTCAATCCGCCCGTCATAACATTGCCAAGAATCGCCCTGGGATCAGTAACACCTTTTACCAATCTATCGAGTGTGATATTTCCCGCTGCATAATGACCCAAACCCTCTAATGAGAATAAACCATGAGTCTTCATTGCCCCGGTAGCTAAATCTTTTGCAAACTCTGGATTTTTTCCACCAAATGCCGTATCTGCTGAAAAGGTTGGGCCGGTTCCTTCACCTCTTAATACCCGCGCGGTTTCGGCAGGGATAATCATCTCGTCCTTATGCACCATTCCAACTTGATCTTGCTTAATTTTCCAGGCTCCTGAATCCCACCACCCGAATTGAGCGCCGGCTCTACTGATGGCCCCTACTCCCCATTGCACGGCCATTTCAGCAACACTGCGGGTTAATGAATCTACCATGCTTTCAAGCATAGAACCAAATAAAGTTGAAATATCTAAAAAATTATCCTTTAACGGGTTAATAAAACTTGCTATCGAGCTGGAGGCATCGCTTGCAAATTCTCTTGCTGATCTTCTGCCATGATCTGCCCATTCTTTTTGGTCATCCGTGAGTTCTTGAAAACCCATACCAATGCCCCGGAAAAAATTGCTGAAACTGTCTTCTATATCAGCTCCCATCGAAGCGCCGTCCTGGGCCATGTCAACCATCGAGTCGCCCCAATTTTGAACCATATCGTCATTATCGCCTTGTATGGCAAGCATAGAATCGCCATAGGCGACTGACACTTTTTTTGCAGCATCAGTACCATCCTCGGTCATTTTTTTAGCAGCTTTTTTAGCCGCTTCTATTTTTTCCAATTCAAGGTCGGTAATTCTTTTTGCTTCTTGTTTTTTCAGTCTTACTATTTCTTTACTTAATTTTTTCTGCAAAGCCACATTTTTTCCGGCAAACTTCTTAAACTCTTTTAAGGTTTTAATATATGCTTCTTTGGATTCCTTGCTAAACCCCTTATTAAAATCTTCGCTGACTTTTGTGACTAATCCCTGTTTGCCAAAATAAAATTTCCATGCTACATGAAACTTTTCCTTCAACCATTTCTTGGTGACTCCTAATGGCTCAAGGATATGGGTTTTAAAACTCTCTGAAAACTTTCCGAAGAAAACTCTTTTTACTTCGGCAAAGGCAAAGGCAAATGCGGCGACTACTTGTCCAACAGCCATAATGACGGAATCAAATTTAGATAACAGTGTTTGAGAGGTTTCCAAGATTGCTGTCATTATCACGAATCTATTTTTATTTATAAAATCAGCCATTTTTACTACATTATCAGCAAGAAACTTAAAAACGATTTTGCCCTGATCTTTATAAACAGAAAAGACTGATAATCCCAATTCTTGAATTGCTGACCAAAGTATTTTCCATTGACCTCTAAAGGTATCCATCATTATAGCATACCTTTTAGAAGTAAGCCCGGCTTCCGTTTGGGAATCTTTCATTGACTGCACGAAAGCATCAAAATCAAGAGTAGATCCCCTGACTTTTTTACCAAGAGCGGCCATGAATGTTCCAGCCCTACCAAATAAGCCTATGGAATGTTTTAATCCTTCGGCTGTCGCAGGAATTTTATCTGCCACAAACTGCAATATTTCCCCAAAATCATGTGTTAATGGATTGACATCCGCAAATTCCAAGTTCATGGCTTTTAAAGCTCTTCTAACTCCAGGGCCCTGTTTTATTAACGCCTGCATAGCCATTCTGAACTGCATACCAGCCCGGCTACCTTCCAAACCCATGTTGACAAAGAACGCTAAAGCGGTTGTGGTTTCTTCAATAGAAGACCCCAATACAGCGCCCATTGCAGAAGCGTTTTTCATACCCTCTCTCAATCTATCAACGGTCAAGAGGGAATTATCTAAGGCAAAAGTAAATGTGTCGGCTATTCTTCTTGCACCAGCAGATTCAATTTCAAAAACATTCATTGCAGCAGCAAGGATCTGGGTTGATTGTCCTAAATCAGTTGCATGGGCTCCGGCAAATTCCAAAGCAATGCCTGTAGTCTTTATTATCTCCTGAGTTTTAAGACCGGTTCTTGCCAAGTTGGTCATGCCCTCTGCCGCTTGAGTAGCGGTAAAGGCAGTAGTCTTGCCTAACCTTCTGGCCTCTTTTTCAAGGGCAGCAAAATCCTTTCCAGTGGCTCCGGCTATTGCTCCGGCCAACTTTAAGGATTGTTCAAACTTGGCTCCAATCAAAGCAGAAACAGTTACTACGGCAGTCAAAGCAATAGTTGCCCGCTTGGCCCATTGTTTAACTGACTGACCAGCTTTCCGTAATCCGCTATTAAACCCAGCGGTGTTAGCACCTATTCTGACTATTAGTTTTTCAGCCATTTACTTCGTTTCGCTATCCGTTATCTTTGGTTTGTTGCTTCTTCTGATCTGTTTCTGCAAATAATATTCCCATTTCATCTTCTCCAAATGGGACAGGTTCTCATACTCCTCATGGAGCATACCACCCAAATATTCAGAACATATTTTCATCTCGAATTCCAACCGGGTCATCTGCTGGAGTTCCTCCCCGGAATGGTTGATGCCCATCGCTATGATAAAAAATGCTTCTGCTCCTCCTCTGTCCACCGGGTGAGGTTCATTATGTCATCGACTATCTGGGAAAACTGATCTCCTGACATGCCCATCTCTTTCAACGTCTCTATCTTCTGGTCATGATCGGTTATCTCTTTCCCTTCTTCGTCCTCAAGGATTAGATCCAGCCCCTTCATGACAATAGCTATGCCAAGATCGGACTCATGCTCTTTGACCTCATCCAAATAGCCTTGGTCGGTGAAATCATGCATCTTGATCCACTCATTCCTGGTATAGCCCATCTCTTTGGCGATGTCGCTGTCCGGAGTCACCTTCATATTTTTTACAGGTGGTTTCGGAGTCTGCTTGCCGAAGGTGTCCACCAGTTCAGTTATGCCTGTCGATTTGACAGGTATCTCATAACAGATAGGCTTTCCGTCCTCCGTTACTTTTACTTTACTAACGCCTTTTGATAAGAATACGTTCTTGCCTTTTGTCAGTTTCTTTAATCTTTTCGATTTCATCTTTTTAAATTTCTCCTTTTTAAATTATTGAAGTAAAACCAGATGTAAAAGCCGCTATCCTGGTTACGTCTCCATAAACCTGCCCGTTGATAGACATCATCAAGCTATCAGCGGATTCAGTTATGGTCTGCTCGCCGGGCGTGAAGTATATTTCATTATACTTCAGACCGTAATCGGTGGTTCCGTCCCATAATACTTCAACGTAATAGGCCTGCTTGCCTGAATCTTTGAAATCCGGCAACGTAATGCTGTCTATTGCCGTCTTTCCTTTACAACTATAAATTTGTGTAGATCCTGCCATAATGGTCACACCAGAAAACCAATCTGATATGATCCTACTATTTTCGGTATCATTTATTCTACAGCTAAATGTTACCGGAATAGGAGCAAGTCTCGGATCGTCGTTACTCTCTATGTAATGGGAATCCGTACTGAAATTGCCTCTATTCATCATTAGTGTTTCATCTGTTCTTGGTCGACTTGTTGGCCCACTAAAATCCATCTCTGTGAAAAGTAGAGATAGGTAATATGAGGTGCCGCTAAGTCCTTGATCTTGTACGCGAAGTTCCCCGTCTTTGCCAGCAAACAACATTTTTAATTTCTCCTTTTATTCGTATTTATATCCATATTTTTCGTTCATTATTTCCTGATAAAACTTTTGCCATTTACTTCTATTTTTATTGGCTCTTGAATTACAGCTCAAACAAGTTGTTATTATATTCCAAGGATTGCAATTCTTTTTATTGTAATCAACGTGGTGCCCACAGAGCTTAGTAGAGGTTTTCCAGCAATCAGGATTTAAACATTTATATCCGTCTCTTTCTTTTATCATTTCTTTAAATTCTTTAGTCCAAATACTGCAATATGGTTCTTGGGCTATAAAATCCACCCATTCATCTCTACTTATTTTTTGGTGCCGACAAGACAATTTAATTCTTGTTTCTCCTGATACCTCTCTACCAGTTAATGCTTTTAATAAAATCGCCTTGTGTTCTTCTGAAAGTGTTTTACCGTACATATTGTTGTTCTCACCTTCAAAAGAAATATCATTGTCTTTTATATATTTTTTAACTCCTAAAGAAGTCTTTTCTCTTTCTTTTGGGTCTTCGAATCGTTCTATAGTTTTTTCGGATTGCCTATCCCTATTTACTTGGTTAAACCAACATTCATTATGAGAATCAATCATATCAGACTTATATTCTGGATCTTTCCATAATTCAATCATATTTTCTGATATCATATCTTTAATTTCTTGCGATCTTTTCTTGCCTCTATTTGCATCACCTATTTTATCTTTTGTTTCTTGTTTACAAGGAGGCATTTTCTTGCCTCTATTATTATGTCCCGGAAGATATTTATTCGGCTTTCCGTTCACCCATTTTACTAACCCTTGGCAACCGCAGTCGCATAATGTTGGAACTTGTTCAATATCATCATACTTGCTTTTGCCTTTATTAGGTCTTGGTTTACCTCGTACATTATGGCCACTTAAGTAAACATTCCATCGCTTTTTACCTTTGTTCCATTTTACTGGTTCTTTGCATCCACATTTACATAATGGTGGATATTTGGATTGCCTTGGTACTTTCTTATACGTTCTATTATTATGCCCTGTTAAATAAGTGTTCCATCTCTTTTTATCTTTGCTCCATTTAACCGGTTTTTCACAAGGGCATTTGCATAATGGCGGAGTTTCGAGTTGTTCCGGATATTTTGTTTTTCCTTTTCTTGCATATCCTCTAATATACTTATTTGGTTTTCCTCTATAATTAAGTTTTGCATATCCACCACAATTACATTCACAAAGTTGTCTTTCCATTTGTTTATAATCTCCTTTGTTAGATTGTTCTTTGAATTTAACTAAGGGGAAGTAGGCCAAAGTATCCTATGTTCGGGAGCTACCCTATCCCCTTCAATAACAATTTTAACTAAAAGCTAAATATGTAGTGCCGCTTCCCGTAGTCGGAAATTCGGCTATTCTTGTTACGTCACCGTATATCTGCCCGTTCGCGCTAAGCATCAGGCTGTCGGCAGATTCGGTAATGGTCTGTTCGGACGGAGTGAAATATACCCCGTCATATTGGAGTCCGTAATCTGTGTCGCCGTCGAATATTATCTGCATCCTGTAAGATTGCTTTACGGAATCCTTGAAAGCCGGAAGCAATTGACTCCTGAGAGTGACTCCGCTCTCGTCCCAACTATACACCTGTGTTGTCCCGCCAACCGCGTTGGGGATCAGAGTAGATCCACTTAACCAGTGGTGCAATGCCCTTGTATCAATCGTATCGTTAAGCCTGCATGAGAACGTCAACGGTACTGGGGCATATACGGGGTCGTCGTTGCCCTCTACGTAATGGGCTTTGGTATCGAAATTCCCCCTGTTCATCATTAAAGTTTCATCTGTGCGCGGACGAGCCGTTGGAGCGGAGAAGTCCATCTCGCAAAATAATATTTCCTGGTAATATCTGGTACTGCCCGCTGACGTATCGACGCCGTAATCTGTGATACGCATTTCACCATCTTTGCCTTGATAAAGCATTGATTTTACTCCTTATTTATAAGTATTATCTATCTCTGTAATGTCGACAGATTTGCTTTCTTTGTTCAACTTTTTCTTTATATTCTTTCTGGCCTTGTGCCTCTTGATCCTGTCTTCCTCTATCTTGATGGCATTCGGCATGTTGTCAGCTATTGACTGGGCTCTTTTATGACTCAGCCCCGCGCTTGTTAATACTTTTACATAATCCATTTTATTTCTCCTTTAAAACCTAAACTTCTTCCATTCTTTTTTAATCTCTTTCATCGCCGTTAATGAAAACTTTTTACCCTCTCTCATCTTACGCAGTGAAATTCTTACGATTCCATACGGGGCGGATTTTGATGAGCCGAACTCAAGGTAGATTATATACGGAACCCCGTTTATCAATTCTACATACTGGTTGATTCTGCCCTTTGTCCTATCGGTAAAACTTCCTTCTCTCTTGCCTTTTGACACTTGGTTTCTGGTCGGGTCAACTCCTGTGCTAAAATCAATGGCCCCTTTAAACTTAGCATCTTTTGCAAGCCCCACGACTGAGGCATGCCAGGCGGCTCGTGCTCTGCCTGTGTCGACCTAAACGGGATGCTGTTTGCCTCCAGGCGGATGCATAAACATTTTCAAGGCATCAAAAGCTGTCTTTCGTATTGCCACCCCAACAGGTATATTACTTTTCCTTATGAATCTGGTTAATGCTTCGTTGAATTTTTTACTCTCCACTTCGATGGACATCACCATCCCCAAACCACCCCCTCATTATGGATTTCCAGTCAACCTTGTGTAATCCACTTCTACTTGACAAATATGATGAAAAAGCTCATTCGTTTCCGGCAAAGGCTGATCCCTGAAATCCCTAACCCTTAACTTGTTTAAAGTTGCCCCGTCATTAATGTAATCCTTCAGGTCTATATCTTCTCCAACCTTAAAATATTTCGCCACTATGTCCCGCATCCTGTAAACCCTGTCAGAAGTGTTCGTATAGCCCTTCTTGACGAATATGCTTATCTGAAAAAGGACGTTGGCAGTTTCCCCGTACTTGGTTGCCGATGCCTGCCTATGGAATTCCGATATGGTATCTATTATCCTCAACTGCACCCAGTCATCAACTGAAGTATCATCAAAGGCCAGACCCTCAAAATCAACATTCAAACCTTCGGTGGTGTCAAGGGAGTCTTTGCAATACTTCTCCAAAGACATTTTTAAATTTGCGGCTGATCCGCCTGCTAAACCCATTATCTCACTGCCTGCGTTATTTCTTCCGTATAATTGATCATCCAAGATACCTCATATCCAAGAAGTTCGTTCGTTTCTGGTAGCGGGAAATCCGATGAAATGCTCCTTACCCTCATGTTTGTTAAAGTGGCACTGTCCCCTACATAATCTTTCAGGTCTATGTCTTCTCCGATTTTAAAATAATTGGCTACCTTATCTCTTAAAAGATAATGTTTATGGGTCAGTGTAGTCCCTGATTTCTTGACGAATATGCTGAACTTCAATTCTATGTCCGTATCGTTGCCGTATTTGGTGCTGGAAGCCTGCCTTGCATATTCCCTGTCCACGTTCACTATCCTTGGTTGCAGCCAACTCTCCGCTATTGCCGAATCATCAAAAGGAACCCCGTCAAAATCTACGCTTAAATTTTCTGTTGTATATAAATTATCATGAATATATTTTTCTAAAGATCGTTTGACGTTTGTTAAAAGACCTAAGCCCTGAAGTTGTTCTCCCCAAGCTGGAAACTCAAACCTTCTTGTTAATAAACCATAATTCCATAGGCCATCAGCAGAGGGTTGACTTCCGCTGCCCGTAAAGGTTTTTGCAGTGCCATAGCTCCATGCAGGATCGTTTATTGCCATTAGCTTAACACCGCTTTTGGATCTATGAAAATATCGCCAGTATTATCAAAATAAGAAATTAAACATCTTATTCGCACCTTGCCTGCCGTTGCCAGCGTCATTGTGGCAGATAGAAAATCCCAATCGTCTGCATCTGCCGCATCTGCAATTGTTGCTTCTGTGCTGTATGCTTTGGTAATTGTATAAGCTGTAGTATCTCCAAAACTATCTACATATTCGGCTACTAAATAAATATCTGCTGTGGCATCACCATTATTTAGGGTTGCACCAACATCATTGTAAAGCCAATATTTAATAGTATTAGAACCAGAACTTAATTCATACTCATGCTCAAATAAAACACATTGGCCTTCCTCGTATTTGTAAGCGTAATCAACATTCGGGGTAATTTTTAAAACATAATCAGAGAGTTTCTTATTCGGCGTTTCACCTGATACTGCTGATCTTTGTGCTATGCCGCCAGGATAAAACATTCGGTGTTCTCCTAATACTTTGCCGTAGTTTTCTATCATAATTGAACAGTTGAAACGGGGGGAAGCAAATACATTAATATATTCTACAAACCCATTTGTTCCACCTAACTTAACATCCTTGCCGAATAGAAATCCCTTTCGAGTTAAAGAAATATCGTCATCTTTATTAAGCATCTCTATTCCCACATTAATATTGGCAAGTTCGGTATATTCACCAGAAGCTATGCCAGTATCCCCCATATTATAAATAGCTCCATCAATAAGAGTTATTGCAGTAGTTATGCTACTATTAAAACGCTGGGCGGACCCTACACCAGATCCTTCTGCTATAAATCGTTTTATAACTAATCCCGCAGTTGTTGAGGTTAAGCATATTTGGTTTGAATTTTGTTTGAATAAACACCCAGTCATTGCCATTTGGCGCACATTAAGATACAGAATGATTCCCTTTGAATCGTTGCTATCTTTAAAATCAAAATTCTTTAATTTATAAAAAACATCACCACTGAACGAGAGCTGATATGCTTCATTATTAAAATCAACAATCGGGAGATCATGAGCATCAGCATCCCATGCTGCTCTCAACCCCCCAACATCAGGTCGTGTTGAATAATCTTCATCAGCTTCAATCTGAAACTTTCCATCCGTTCCGGTTACGGTTGTTCCGGCATATTCTCTGTCTATAATAAACCCGACTGCTGTGGCATTTGCACTTAGTTCAGCATCACCGCCATCGGCATCGGTTATATTGTCGGTATTATCCCAGGTCTGTTCAGCATCTAAAACCGACTGAATCGTTGCGGTTGTATCAAGATTGTCTGTAAAAGTATAAACCTTGCCCTTTCGAGTATTGCCCGTATGGTTTAATTGACTTCCGACTGTAAATTCAGCACCACCGGCCATGCCATCAACCGTAAATTCCCACAAAATAGATGTTATTAGATATTGAAATCCATCAGGAGCAGTTACATAGCGAGCTTGATGTGATTCTCTTGTTGGAGTAATTCCAACAACATTATCAACAATAGTACTTCCATTTGTCCAGTCACCTTCGGTAATCGTAGTATTTGGAATTGCCGCTCTCGGCCATCCGATAAATTCAAGGGGTGCCGCCGCCGTTCCGTCATCGGTGGGTGCAATATCAGCATTTTGTGCGGCAATAGCTTCGTCATAAACAGTTGTCCGGCGTATCCATATCTTATCGCCTGGGGTATAACCACCAGATTCAAGCGCGGTCTTGGTTCCACGATTGCCGCCGGTATTAAAGGCATTCGTGTCCCAATCGGTGCCATCGTCAAGACCGCCAGAAACTGTATTGTCTACGAAAAAATTAGCCATTGTTTTCTATATTATTCTTTTCAATAAATCGTTCAAGCATGGTAGTCAATTTTGAATCAAGACTTTCGTTTGTCGGTTCAATATCACCGGGACAAAAGAAATGCTTAGTTCTTGACTTGTTGCCATCAATCAAAGTCGCTGTAACCTCATAACCGTTTCGGACTTTTACTTTTCTATGTATTTGATATTCTTTTATCATAAACTTCTATTAAATTGCCCTGCTCTGCAAAAAATAAACCAATTTGTATGGATCGAACTTCGTCCCTTTTATCTGATAAGTGGTCGCGCTTTGTACCGTCGATGCAGACTCCACTATCATATCATCCACCGACAAAATCCCCGAAACATCGCTCGTCATTATGATGAACTTGGTATCGCCCAATTCTATCAATCCCTGCGCGGCTTCCATATCCTTCAAATTATAACTGCCCTTAAAAGCCGATACGGAAGATGTGGTATACATATCAGGAATTATCCCATCAGTCGGGTCCCAATCAGAAACCGTACTGCCGGACAACTTATAACTGATCGTCGTGCTCAACTCCACATCCTCTATAATCTCTCTTATGTCAGATGTGAGGTCTGTTATTTCTTCTGCTGTCAGAATGGTCATAATTAGGGTTTATAATACTCTTTAAATATCAATTTTAAGCCACCAAACAGGCGCTATACCGGGTTTAAATCTGTTTTTAATACCTTAGTATATGTTTAGTTGAATCTCCCGATATATTCCGACCTGTCCCTGCCGACAGAATCCACTATGACATTGAACGAATCCACGTATTCCACAACATCGCTGCCCGACCTGGCAGAAAAGGACTTGGCCAACTCAAGAAAATATTCGGCCTTCTTTTTCTTGTCTATCCTGATATCTTCCCTACCCAAACCGACGCTGATTGCCTCTTTAGCGAACTTGGCAGCAAGCGCCCTGGCTCCATCGGCAGCAGCGAACCAAATATCATCTCCGTTCAAATCAAGTAAGGCTTCCAACGATTCATTGGAGAATGCCGCGCTTACAGAAGATGTTTGAGTGGTATCTTCCAATAAAACTCTTAAAACGCCTACGTCGGTTGTGGGGTCAAAGCTAAAACTCATTTATTTTTTATCTCTGCCTTTGAGCAATTTTTTAAATTTGCTTTCTTCAGGTTCATCTTCTTTTGACTTTTCAGGTTCGTCAGTTTTTTCTTCAGGTTCTTTTGCCTTATCTTCATCGCAACAGTCTTTGCGACAATAATTCTCATTCAACTTTCTGAGCTCTTCCAAGGTTTCTATCTGAACCATGAGCGAAAGTTTGAATAAGGCGTTGGCCTGGTTTTTCTTTGGGGCAAGTGCATACTGCAATACTTTCATCATCGGTTCGTCTAAATTTAACTGCTCTCTAATTCTTGGTAATTTTTCTAACATCTTTTCAATTCTCCTTTTTGTTTTAAAATTCTTGTATTCCATTTTTATTACATTTAAATTCTTTATGATTAACCCTATTTTGGAGTTTGCTTTTTCTTAACTCTTCTATAGTATCAATCTTTTTTGCTCTATCTATTAAATTATTCATTCCAAAAAACATTCCTTCTGGATCATCTCGATAATCCCATACGCCACCTAATATTTCAGAATTATCTTCCTCATTAATAATGATTTCTAATGCCAAACCAAGAGGATGAAAAAATTTTCTATTTGCCTCAAATAAAAATCCTTGTTCTCTAAATTCTTTTATATCCATCCTTTTAATAATTTCTTTTTCCACTTTTCACATCTCCTTTTTAAGTTATTTCACTATCGGAACCTTTGTCGACCCGATTTCTCCCAGTTCCCTGTCTCCCACCTGCTCCGGCATGATGAATATCATGTTCGCCATATCAAAAGGCCACTCAAAAGGTATGTTTTTCTTGACCTTTTCCGATAGGATTATTTCCGCCATACTCTGCTTAGCAGCTTCCTGGGTCTTGACCACGTGCTCATGGCAATGCTTTATGGCCAGAGCTCCTTCATCGCTTATTCTTTTCACTTCTATTCTCCTTTTCGGTAATGCCGCTAACGGGAAGGTCTTTTGAAATTCATTCTTTGCTGCATCGAATGTCGGCAAAGACTTCAAGGATTCCTCGAAATACATCACCGCCTCTTCCCATCTCTTGTTTGCTTTTGCCGCTATCCCTGCATTGAACCACATTGTCCAGGCAGGGACCATCCCGTCAAAATGCTCCACTAACTTGCTTGCGTGCCAAGAAGCTATCTGAGGAAACCCCCGGATATAGCCTATCAGGGCATGCGTCCTGAAGACGCTTTCCTTCGGGCAACACTTTATTGCCTTCAGCAAAAGATCTTCTTTCTTTTTGCCAATGGTACAGTAACCGTATTTACTGAAATAATAGTTTCCAAGGTTTGGTTTTATTGACCCTTCCCATAACATTGCTGCAACCGCCCCGGCAACGAATATGGTTATTATGGGATTGGGAGTGAATAAAACCGTTGTTATAGTTCCAGACAAGCCCTCCAATAGAGCCAGGCTTGTCCAAAACATTAAAGCGGAAGAAGCAAGGCGCAATCCAAAGAAGAAAACAGCGTTTGTTAATATGCCTACCACTCCTGCTGAGACTCCCGCTATCAAAAGAAAGTTGCTGTCGACAGTGAAACTATTGTAAAAAATGACCCCGACTATGAATAAGAAAAGAAACCCTCCGACCAAACCACCTTCAATAAAATTCTCTATGAAATCGTTATGACATTCCCTTGGTTGTGGGGTCTGGTAATCGTAACCCAAAAACTCCGGGTCTTTATAATTCAACTCTGCCTGGGCTTGATATACCTCTTTCCTGAAAGTCCTTAATCCAAATCCCTGCAATGGTTTCTTTTTGAACAGATGCCAGGCAGAATGCCAGTACCTAAATCGATATCTTAAGTGAGCAACAAAATGATCCTGGTGAGTTCCTGATATGTCTAAAAAATTGTTCAGCCTGTTATCTTCAGATAATGAACTGAGCCATTTTTCTTTCCTTGCCCTCAATAATATATGCGTGCCTCCGAAAAATACTATCGACAACAGGATCAATATTATCTCTATCCTCAAATCAGCGAAGAGATAAAAGAAAGAATCGAATATCAATCCCTCTTGTGATACTATCAAAAGGAAAAATATGAAACTGACCATCAAGGATAACTTGCCTGCTCTCGACTTGGTGGCAATAATCCCAGCAACTAAAACCAACAATCCCAACAGGAACCAGTTGGAAACTTCAAAACTCAAATACATAATAAAAGGGATGGTGGTTATAAAGAATCCTGAAGCAAAATTAGTGTTCCCCAGACTCGATATTGCTCTTGAGTCAACCCTATTTTTATTATGGAATGCCTCCGAAAAATCCTTTTCATCCATTTCCATGAATTCTGTTCTTGGCTGAATCCTTTCCGGGAACAGCGGATCGAACCTGAACCTCTGCCCTATCCCATACAGGCAAGTGAACATCGCAACGCTGAACACTGCCAACGATACAGCCGTCATGTTAAGATAACTATTATGAAAAAGAACAGACGATATTAAAAATACAAAAACGCTCTGGAATATCAATGGAGTTTCCCTCAACGAATTATGAGGAACCGTCGACCATCCAGTAGAGATCATCAAATAAATAAAATACAAAAAAACCAGTACCGCGCTTAAATTGACCGGAAATATTCCCTGATTCATAAAGAATATTGTTGCTATCCCTACTCCTGTTGCTCCCAGAGCCATCGGAGGGAGGATAAAACCATCAATAAACTTAAGCGGACAAAAAAATACCGGAACAAATAACAACGTCAACAATATTGCGATTAAAACAATATCCATCTTTTCACATTTCCTTTTCTTTTAACTTTAATACTTCAAAAATAATGTATTTTCCAATGTCCTTATTATCTTATGTATTTCTTCTTCAACAACGCCGGAAGCAAAGAAGCATGATAGCATAATCGTCACATCATACAGGAACAGCTCGCACATTTCATGAAAGGCCGTTTTTTTAATCAGTAATTCGGTGACCACATCGGATTCCCATTCTTCTGCAAGATATACGGTGGCCAACCTGGATTTTTGGTCGACAAGCAACTGCGCTCTACAATCGTTATCCGTATCGCCATGAACAAAATATATCTCCCAATTTTTTAAATTTAAAATATCATGCCATTTCTTGCATTCTTTTTTAAATAACTGGTGATCTTTCTTGTTCGTTTTCATGGGCTATTATTTAAATAAATTGGTTAATCCACCAAAGGCCGATTCCTTGGCTTTCAAAATATTCTTTTTGTCCGAAGATCTCATACCGCCATAACCAAGATAACCGGCCCCGAACAATGCATATAGTTCGCCTGGTATGGCCTCAAGCCACAACTGCATACCATTGATAATGGCCAGAACCATTTCAGGTCTAAAAGCTGATAATACTCCCATTGGTATGGCCATTAAAATCATAAAGTAAATGACGTACATGAATGATGGTCTCGCCCTGGAAGTCCATTTGTCTTGACTCTTGGCCTCCATCACGATTGCACTCATGCCTATTTCAAGCACTTTTAAATCACCATTTTGTTTTGATACTTCAAGTTGGGCATTTATTTTAGCCGCTTCAGTCTTGTCAGGAAACGCTCTGCTAATACCGGCTTTTAATAACTCGAATCCTGCTGTTATTGGATCTAAACTCATTTATCTTTTCCTTTTTATGGTTTTATAAATAATATTCCATGCTTTGTGCGATTCCAGTTACGCGTCCCAAAATGTAACCACCCGATTCCATCTTCTATGCAAGTAATATATTTGAATTCGTTTTGATTCGGATCTTTCTTAATATCTTTTCTAATTTCTTCAGCATGCAAATCGACAGGTACTAAATCAAAAGATCTGCCAAACTTATGTTGGCTTAAAAACGCTCCGACTTCACAATCCCAAGGCCTCCAACCCCTATACTGATGTTGTCCACCCCAAGGCCAAGTATTAGCATTCATCTTGCCGTATCTTATCCTTAACTGATCTGCTGTCCAGAGCAATCGGTTGTCAAACATGAACCAAAGCGTGTCGCCCTTGTCTCTGTTGTCTTCGTAAAACTTCTTCGGTAACAATTCGTTTAATCGGAAGTATTTGGGTACGTACATTTTTATCCACCATCTCTTGTAATTATCTTATCGACCAGTTTATCTATCTTGGTTTCCATCCTGTCTTGTTGGACAACCATCCTGTCCTGACGCTTGTTAATATCATCC